GTTGCTTCTAGGTCCAGTTCGCTGTCATTGAAATCAATCGTGACTTCGTTTGCTCGCTGGACATCAAAAATTGACGGCATAAATTAATTATTTATAAATAAGTGAAAATGCGGCTGCGTCTGTTGCAGAAGAGCCTTGAGTTAAGGCAAAGTCCACTGAAGCGGCTGCGGCTCCGTCCTGCTCTGTTCCTGAAATGGAAACGCGAGCGGATGGAATGATGATCTGAACGATGCTGCCTGCGGTGTCGCCTACTTGAACCCCAATTGCGATTTGCTCTAATCGGGCAAACTGCTCGAATCGGTAGGCTTGTGCTGGTCTCATGACGAAGTCAAAAGAACCTGTCACGGTAATATCGTTACTCACATAAGCAGCGGCTGGGTACTTGTCTCCGGTCATTTCTGCAAGTCCAGGGTCGCCAAGATTCTTAGAAACACTCATGGAAAAGCCTGTTGCCAAGAACTCGTTAGCTGAAGCGATTAGGCTTCCGGCTGCGGTGTTCTGAGCGGCTAAGTAAACTTGAGCGGCACTGGTGGCGATTGGCTCATAAGTCGAAAGCGTAGCGGCTGGAAGGTGAGGTACTAAGTAGTCAGTCGAGTCAATACTGAAAGAGTCACCACTGGCAGCCTGAACGCCAACCGTTGCGGCTGTTGTGCTTGGTGAACTGATGGTTGCAGCACCGCCAGTGTTCACCTGTGAATCTGAACTGTCGTAAATATCAACCAGTTGCCCAGCAAAGAAGTAATCGCTAGCGACTGCGTTTGAGGCAGGATCTAAGGTGACGGTTGCAGGTGAAGAGTCTGTCACGCTGACGCTTGTTCCGGTTGCGTTGACAGGTCCAGAGTATCGGATTCTGGAAGCTCGGCAGTTTGCGGCCATGGTGAAGACGCCGTCTCTGGTAATGTCTACGCTGAAGCCTTCAACAACGGTTCCGTTGCTGACATAGAGTTTGTAGGTGTCTACCAGTTGCGCCACTTGGAAAGTATTCGAGACTCGGCTGAAGCTGTAAGTGTTTGATACTCCAGCAGAAGTCGTTAGTGTGCCAAAAACCTTTTGCAGCAACGTATCTTCGGCTGGTGCAGTTCCGGCTGAACCAGAAGGTTTCACCAAAAAAGGAATGTCAAACGTTGCTCTTTCGGCATAGTTTACGAAACTTCTGTTCTGAAGCAGGCGAGTGCCAACCTCGGAAATGTCGCTGGTGTTGAACGTTTGCGATAGCGCTAAAGGTTCAGTGGTTGTAAATCCGTCAGAAGCGGAAACTGCGACATAACTGCCAGCAGTTGATTCGGTTGTAATATACGGTTGAGAACTTCTTAACCGTAGATACCTGTCAGGAATCGCCATAATGTCTCCTTATTATTCGACATCGTTGTCAGTTGTACGGTAAAGAATCTCATACCGTAATGTGGCTATGAAAAACTCACTTTCGGCAGACGCTTGCCTTATCTGCGTGTCAGTGATTCGGGAATCTATCGCTAACCCGTTCAGCGTTTGGTCGTTCGCCATTGCTTCCTCGACTTCAACGGTCACTTGGTCCAGTGTGCTTTCTGCGGTGCTTCCTTTGGCTACTGCTTCAATGGATAAATCTAGTGTTCGTTGTTGCCTGTTTTGAATGCCAATCTCTAAGCGTTGAATGCTTTCAGAATTTGCGTAAATCAGCAGCCCAGGCAAATCACTGGTTGCGATTGGATAAGTTCTTGAGAGAAAGACATTCGAGCCTGTTGTCGCTAGTCCTGTCAGAACCGTTTGGATTCTCGCTTTGATTTGCGCTCGTTTATGCGCCATTACACACCCAACATGATTTGCGTCATACCTGTCCCGTCCGGTTGGATTCCTCGAACCGTGTAGCTGACTGCGCTGATTGTCAGCGTGTCGCCATGCGCCAAGCTCGAAACGTCAGCGGTTCTTGCCAACAGTGTTGGCTCTGAGCTTTCGACTTCGCTTTCGTCTAAATCCACTGCAAGAAAGTCATTGTCAAAAATGCCTGTGAATGTGCTTGCGTCCGCCTTCGTTACGGTTGTCCCGTAGTCTGCGAGCATGGCAGTTCTATCGGCTGCGGTTTCAACGCTCATTTGGCTTTAGGCTTTCGAGCGGTTCGTGTGGTTCGAGTGGTCACTGGTGGTGCTTCTTCTGGCTCAAGTCCTTTGGCGCGATTCTCATAAATAATCGCTTTGCCCATGTTAATCAGTTGATTTGCCTCGGTTGGGTCAACGCTAATCACTTGGCCCACTCTGACAGGTCCACCGTTTGCCACGGTTCCTCGAATAATCTGAATCTTCATTGAAATATTCTCTGAAGTCGTTCGTTGTATGTCACGATTCGCCCAGGATTTTGCAATTGGTCCCGTGCTTCTATCCACTTGCCTTGCTGATCTTCTTGGACTCTTGTTGGTTTCTTGTCTAAGTCCCACTGATGCCAGTACCTGCGCGGCCCTGTGTAGAAATCGACACCACAGACATGAATCTCTGAGTAACCAAAAAAGTCTGCGGTCCAAAGTGCTTCTGGTCCGCTTAGTCGTATGAATGGGACAATCCCACCGTGAATATCTTTGTCTCTTAAATTCTTTGGTTCATGGTGCACAATTGCTGGCGTATCATATTCTTTTAGATGTTGAACCATCCGAACGTCATGGGCATAACACCAAGCGAGTTCTCCCAAAGAAAGTAAGCCGTGATTATTAACACTCGCTAAGTCGTAAGCTTTTGAACCTATCCGCGCCTTGGCTTTCGCTAGGTCTGAAGGCGCAGAAGGTCCGCCACAAAGTAAGATACAAGGTCGAGCTTTACCCCAACCTTGTAGCTCGTCTAATTGGAACACTTACGCAACAGTAACATCCTGCGCTGCCGCGAAGCTTTCAGCGTGGGCAACCGCAATATCCATATCTTGATAAAAATACAGATTGGTCGTTGCTGTTCCTGCACTGCCATACGGATCTACGAGAACGTCCAAGGCGCTGAAGAAGCCAATGTACAGATCGCTAAAATTCCCGAAAATCAGCGAGTAAGGTGAGGAACTTGGTGCTTGCGTGGTCTGAACAACCGGATACCCAAGCATCGAATCTGGTGTTGGCATAATCATCCGCGAGTCAGTGCTGGAAGCCACCAGTGTCTGCATGAGCTTTCCAACTACTGCCGGATGAGTTACCCAACGCAAATTGCCAAGCAGAGCGTTGTCCTGAGAAACTTCAGTCATGATGTCTACTACGTTTCCGTAGGTCAAATTGGCGTTGCCAGAGGTTCCGCCAGAGGAAACGTCACCGATTCCAGAAGTCCCAAGAATTCCGGTAGGCTCATTACTTCCGCCACCTTTGAGAGCAACGTTGTCAATTTTGGCCGCGAAAATTCGGACCATGTTGTTTCTGATTAGCTGCTCCACACTTGGGTCAGACTGAATCATCAGTTCGCGAGTGACAGCTACTTTGTTAGCCAGAAGCTTTGGGCTCATGGTGACTTGAGCAAAGTCGGGCTCGTTGTTTCCAACTGAACCGCCCTCCGCAATGAAAGCCGCTGCGGTGCTGGTGGAAATCTTGGGAATCGCGACATTCCCAGATAAGCCGTTCAGTACGGTTGCGCCTACTTGCCCAAGAATGGACGTTGAAATCAGTGCATCAATAAAGCGATCACCTCGGTAGTCCTCTGGAACGATATTTGAACCTGCGCCAAAAGTTGCTCCGGCTGCGGTTGATACCGTTCGAGTCTGCCAACCCCAATCCGGCACAAAGAAACCTTTTGGTTGTCTTTTCTGTGTCTTCGCGAGTTCCTGGCTGATTTCCATTTCAAAACCAGCTTTTGACCAATCCTTCTGGTCTGCGGCTCGAATCGCTCGCACCAAAGAATAGTTGCGCTTCTCTTTTGGTGAGGCGTCAACGCTAAAGTCGATTGGCTTGCTGGTCTTCTTCTCCAAAAGCATGGCTTGAAATTCAGCTAGGCTTTTCTCTTCCTGAAGTGCGCGAAAGGCTAGATCATACTCGTTGTGTCGCTTACCCAGCTCAAGAATCTGAGAAGCTTGGTTGCGGTACTGATTAAGTTGCTCATTGACTTCATGCCGAACATTTACTTCCGGCTTTTGAACCTGCTCTTCCATTTTATTCTCCTGAATTGCAGTTGATTCATAACCGGAAAGATCCGGCTGATAGTTTCTGCCAACTCCAACAGTAGAATCGGCAGGTATGGAAACCATTGAAACCTCCAATGGTTTGAAGGAGCTCACCCGATAAAGCGGTTTGTCTTTGTAACCGTTCTCGTCTTTCGTCATTCCTTGAATCTGATATCCGATTGAGACGTTGCCACGAATCCCATCGACTACGTCACGGTAGACTTCTTCCGCCATTGCGTTTTTGCTGAACCTTACTTGTGCGCGAAGCTTGTCGTTGTCCATATACGCCTTCTCAACCACTCCAATTTGCTGTCTGGCGTCATGGTCCAAAAGCAGTGGTGCTTTGCCTGAAGACATGAATTCCATGTCAACGCTTCCGGCATTGTGTTCCAGCACCTCGTAACCAAATTCTCTTTCAACCGGATTTGTTGAGCTAATCGACATCATCACTCGACGGTCATGTTCTTCGTCCATCATCCGCACTGAACCCATTCGGTATTGGGTCTGAACTGGTAAGTCTCGCTTTTCGACTTGTTCAACTTCTCGCTCTTCCGGCTCTTCTGCGACTTGTTCAGCCTTTGCAAAAGCCACAATGAACTCGTCATCTGTTTCTTCGACGTCAATAACGTGCCGCTCGGTCATGCTAGTTAAATCCATGTTTCTCTCGCTTTGATTCACGATTTTCTCACTCCAACTTTTGCCAGCATCCCCACCCCACAAAGCCCAAGCTATGCGTCCGTTGCTTGGATATCCTTTTTCTCCTGGTCTGAATCCTTCGGCTTTTTTGTCTACTTCATGCCTCGCAAAAAAGGACTTCATCCGCTTGACGGTTGCCAGTGGCAGGCTCTTGCCGTTTGAAATGTCTCTGGCGCGAGCGATTCCAACACTGGTTCCGCCTCTGCCAAATTCTCGTCTCCACTCTAGGCCACGGTTTGCCTCGGAAATCATGCCCTCGGTGGGTTTGTGGTTTTCCGCCACTATTCAACCTCTGGCTCAACAGGACCATGAGGCGAACCTAAAGGCTCAAAGGCTAAAGTGATTCCGTAGCGTTCCGCCATTGCCTTGTCGTTCTGCATTTGCTGAAACACCTCTTCAACGTCTCTTCCGTATTGTCTGGCAACGTCATTCAGTGACTTAAAGCCATTTCTAACTGCTTCAACTTCGGCTCTGATTTCTTTGGCTGGGTCCACCCAAGAAAAGCCTCGGCCTCTGAATTCCAGTGTGTTGCTGAACTTGTCGTAGCGAGTGATTGGGATTGGGATTGAGCCGGAAGTCATTGCCATCTTCAGCCACTCTTGAGCAACAGGTTCGCACAAGTGCTGAATCAAGAAGCTTTGCAGTTGACGGTATAAATCGCGTTCTTCGAGTGCGCCTTGCCTTATGCTGGAATAACTGACGCCTTCGAGGTTGTTGGAGAGGCTTGTGTAAGAAATGCCAAGCCCACTGGCAATGCCTCGAAGAATGCCTTTGTGGAATTCAGCGTAGGCACTGGTTGGATGGCTAGGATTCCATTCTTGAAACTGCATTCCGGCTGGCAATTGCTGAATACTTCCAGGTTCGCCAGACATGATCTGGTTCCCGTCAGCGGATTCGTCACCAATGAAACCCTCACCGTCAGGACTTACCAGAAACCCCATTTTTGCGGCTGCGGTTCTTGCTGCAATCAGTTCGGCTTCTTCATAACCTGAGAGGATTCTCATTCTCGTCATTGCTGACGCAAACCAAGAAACGCCTCTCGTCTGTTGCGCTCTGTCAGGCAAATAAATGTGCAGAATGTCGTTAGCGTCAACTCTGGTTCTTTTGTCGCTTCTGCGCTGTCCAAAAGTGTCGAATGGATGGCCTTGTCCAAGCTTGAGATAATAAGCCACTGGTGCGTCGAACTCGTCCAACTCAACGCCCATCACCACTCTTCGGCCTTTTGGCTCAGTCGTAAAATATTCTTCGTCTAAAAAATCGGGTTCAAGAATCTGCAACGCTAGCCCATCCGTCCACTTCTGGCCTCGGACGAAGCGAATCAGAATTTCACCATCCCGACAAAGTCCTTGGATTACTAAACGCTGAAGGTCTAACCAACTATGCTTGCGGCTCGCACTGCATCGCTTTCCCCAACGCTTCCAAGCTCGTTCAATGATTTCGTTGCCAGCAGCGTCGAGTTGTCCAACATTCGGCTCGTTTAGATTTCTTGCTCTACTTTGAAGTTGGAAGCCATGCTCACCAATGACGTTAGAACTCATCAATTGAAGATAACGTCTGGCGTAATCGTCATTCCGGCAAAGCTCTCTGGCTCTGTCTCTGATTCGTCTGAGCGAATACTGAAGTTCTGCATCTGCTGAAGTGGTGGAGCCAATGAAATCGGCTAAGAATCTTGAACCTGCCGCTCCGTCATATCGACGCTTTTTCTGCTTTGGGCTTGGGTTCTCTGGTGCTTGTCTGTGGACTCTATCCGTTAGCCACCACATTGCCTCTTGGATCATCCTGCTCTCCTGAACTCAACCTTCACCATGTTGGCTGGTCGCTTCCCACTTCTAACGCGAGCTTGCTGTCGTTCCTTGATGACTTCGCTCTTGTAGTAGTCGCGCCACTTCATCAAATCGGTGATTGACAGCTTCGTCAGTGAACGGTTGCCAATTGAGTATTCTTCAACGTCATTATCTGCGCGGCCTTCCAAAAGACTTTGAATCTTCTGCAACATGATTTCGGCATGAGTTCGCGGATCGTGAGCAACGTCCGTATCTTGGTCAATGAACCACTGGCCTTCGCTAACCTTGATTTTCTGATCGTCACTGGTGCGAACAATCCAGGCTTGCCAAGTAATCTGTCCGGTTGGGTAGGCTTGCGTGTCTGCGGATGAGACTTCGATATAGTAGGTTGAATCGGCTTCAACAGCCGTAATCGCAATCTCGGTGCTGGAGGCCTCTTGGCTTCTGCCGAAATACTTGAGCTGATAAGAATCGGGAGGATAATCAGAAGCGAGATCGTCCTTGCGCCAAAGCCAGCGTTCACCAGCTACGAGACGGTCAGGTTCAATTGTGGGGTAGTTTGCGCGGTCAAAAAGATTGGTTGCCATGCGCTAGAAATAGCGCAGAACTATAAGCTTGTGGGCAGGATTGGCAGAATTGGCAGAATTGGCAGAATTTAGAAATAATTTTTAGATTTCCACTCTCCACAAAAGTCAGTGTTTTCTGTAACAGGCCAATGAATCTTCATTTCAAGTGGCTTGTCTTGGTCACTTTGCTTGAACATTAACGGCATAGGCGCATTTCTGCGGCAATATCCAAATTCATCAACATTTTCAGGTAAGTCTTTTGATGTGAATGTTGCCGAATCCCAAAAACGACAAGAATGACAACGCATTGCTTTTGGTGTGATTGCATGAGGCTGATCTTCTTCTTTACCCCAAAGTAGCCACTGCTGAGAAATTCCAAACTCCAACTCAATGGCCTTAGCTAGCCTTGAATTTACCTCTGTGCCTCTAACCAATATGCTACTTAATCCTGAAGGTGTTGTGCCTACCTTCTCGGCAAACTCAGAACGCGAAAT